GTTCAACTAATAGCTAAACAAATGCAAGATGAGAAATCAGGGCAAATCGAACAACTCTAACGAAACGGCAGAATTTCTCACGATGGTCGGCATCGCTGGAATTATAGCAGTATGGATATTTTATTTAATCGTGGATTTATTAAGATGAAAGAACTAACATTCAACCAATGGCAAGACCATTTGAGTAAGCAATTGCAAAAGGATTACAAGAAATTATATCAAACCTCAAAATTTAAACCAAATGAAAACAAGTTTCAAAAAGTATCACGAAGAGAATCCTCAGATTTACATAGAGTTTAAGCGCTTGGCATATCAGCTAATCAATCGAGGATATGTAAGGCTCGGAGCAAAGCAGATATTCGAAGTCATCCGATGGCATACAATGGTCGAAGGGAATGATAGGTACAAAGTCAATAATAATTTCACTTCTGACTATGCAAGGTTATTTGAAAACGACCATCCGATTTATGCTGGATATTTTCTTAAAAGGCTTTGCAAATCGGTTTAGTTTTTTTATATTTGTAAACAATCGCCTCACTACATTATAGCGATAAAAAGTCTTAAATGCCTTGTATTGAAATTGGAAGTAGTGAGCCAATGGATTTATGAGGCATTTTTATTTTAATATATTATGGGAAAATTAATTATTAAAAATAGGTACGGAACGATACCTAATGATTTGCTTAATAGCATTCATATTTCTTTTAAGGCAAAAGGTATGTATGCCTATATTCAATCAAAGCCTGACAACTGGGAGTTTTCTGCTGAACGTATTTCTAAACAAGTAAAGGAAGGTTTACCAAGTGTAATTTCTGCCTTAAAAGAATTGGAAAATTTTGGGTATTTAGCACGAAATAGATACCAAAATAATAAAGGTTTTTGGGTTGTTGAGTACCTACTATATGAAATTCCTATTGAGGAAAACCTAATAATAGGAAAACCTAATGAGGAAAATCCTATTATAGGAAAACAATCAAATAATAGTAATAAAGATTATAGTAAAAAAGAAGATAATATATATACTAATAATAAAGAAAGAGTAGTAAAAGCAAGTTTTTCTGAAATGGTTTCTCCACACCTTCACGAATTAAAAGATGAATACTCAAACTTTTTTTATTATTGGACTGAAAAAAATATTCAAGGTAAAGAAAGATGGGAATGTCAAAAGTTTTTTGAAATTAGTCGCAGAGTAAAAACTTGGATGCAAAACAAAACTAAATTTAGCAACAATGGAAATACAACTGAGAAACTCGGAACAAGTGCCGCAAGAATGGAAGCCTTACGGAAGTGGTAATGCAATTGCAATAAGACAAGCACAAAGTTCCATTACTTTGCGTGTAAGTAACGAAGATACTATAAAGCAAGCATTACGTTACTCGATGCTTTTGGTTGGCTTACGAGGAAGCAATCTACCTACCGAAGAAGAAAAGTTTGTATTAACCAATTTTGTTAAATCAAATTTTGGTAATAATACTTGCGAAGAAATAAAATTAGCCTTTGAAATGGCAGTTGCTGGAAAGTTAAATATCGATTCTAAATGCTACGAAAATTTTTCTTGTGAATACTTTGGAAGAATTATGAGTGCTTATTTAGAATTTGCAAGACAAGAGATTAAAAACTTACCTAAACCCATTGAACAAGTGAAAGAAAAACCAAGTGACCAAGAATTAATGAAACAAGCGATTGACACGGCTAACGAGTATGCTAATCAGATTAGATACTGCGAAAAGAACGATAAGAAATTTAATTTTATCGCTGGAGGTTTATCAATTCTATTTGATTACTTGGAGCAATTTAAGATTCAGACAATTTCAAAAGAAGAAAGAATTGAATTATGGAATAAATATGCTGGTATTCAGGATATTGAGGAAAGAAAAATGCATTGCAAAACTCAAGGTTATATTAAATTTATAAATTCTTTAGTTACATTTGATTGTCATATTGATAATGATGGAACTATTAAACCAAATGAAAAATGAAAAGAAAACTAATTTACGGAACTGCGCTGGCTTTAATTTGCTATGCTTATTATTGTGCGATTAAAAATAATCGGACATTACAAAAAAAATCAGTCATTGCAAAAGACTGGGGAATAGTAACTCAAGAGGATATTTATCCAGACTCAATTGATTTAAGACTTTACACAAGTCACGGAAGACTAAAATATAATAGCAATGAGAAATAATAAGATAATGAAAAAATATAGAATAATAGAAATTAAAGAACCAGATATTATAAAAGTTTCTGAAATAGGTTGTTTACCTTATATGCGTCAAATAGGATACAGAGTGAAGTATAAAATTGAAGAGCTAAAAGAAGTAAAACTTTTTCCTTGGGGTAAAAGAAAAGAATGGGTTGATATTGGAAACTATTATGAAAAAATAGAAAACGCTGAATTTGATATTAAATTTTTTCAAACAGAATCAGTTAGGACTATAATCAAAGAATACTAATGAAAAATAAACAAACAGCAGTAGATTGGTTGGTAGAACAAATCTTGGTAAAATTTGAGGATCACATGAATGATGACTATGAAATTGATTATAGTAAGCCACCTACCCTTAAATTTTACAATGCATTTATTGATTCAACAGATTTATCTGAATATGTCAATAAAGCCAAACAAATGGAGAAAGAGCAGATAAAAGATGCTTGGGATAAAGGAGATTATTGCATTGACTTACCCGATGGTAGCTGGAAACAAAAATATGAATCAGGCGAACAATATTACAACGAAACTTATGGAAAATAAAACAGCAATGCAAGAATTAATCCATTGGCTAAAAAGCGGATGGAAAGATGAGGATGTAGATACGGTAATAAAAAAGGCAGGGATGCTATTAGGAAAAGAAAAATATCAGATAAAAGATGCTTGGGAAAACGGATTTATGTCAACTGGCGAAGGATGGAATGGAGAAATTCCACCTGAATGTCACGGACAAGTTTTAGATACAGAACAATATTACAACGAAACTTATGGCAAATAAAAAAACAAAGTAAATCTATAAATTGACAAATTTAGATAAAAAGTAAATCTATAACTTGCAAAAATGAGAAACGAACACGAACACAAACTCCAGGTGGCAATTTGCAAATGGTTAGAATGGACACAAGACTTTTACTATTATGCGATACCAAACGGAGGTGCAAGGCATAGGTTAGTTGCAATCAAATTAAAAATGGAAGGCGCAAAGGCTGGAGTTGCTGATATGTTTTGGATGGTTTCAAATAAGAAGTGGAAAGGATTATTTGTTGAGGTTAAGATTGACAAAGGAACTCAGCAACCAAACCAAAAAGCATTTGAGCAGATAGCCATTAATCACGGCTATTATTATGCGATTGTACGAAGCATTGAGGATTGTGAAAGTTTGATTCGTAGATTTAAAGCAGATGAGATTTGAGCGAGAATTATAAAAAGGCTATTATGTGGATTACAATGAGAATACAACGACCTACGATTCAAGTAGTTATCGAAGGCGCAACGTATTTAGATTTAAATTATAGCCTTGAAATAAACCTTAATCGAATCAAAATTAAAAATGGCTCATCATTACCAGCTTACCGACAAACAAAAAAAATTAAGGATTATTTGGAATTGCACAAACTTTAATGTAAACTTTGCATATGGAAAACATTAAATATCAAGGAGTTATCAAAGAAGAGGTCGACTTAGTTAATCAGCCTCCGCACTATAAGAGCAAAGGAGGCATTGAATCAATCGAAGTCATTGAGTTTTTTGAGTTAGGATTTCATTTAGGTAATGTAGTTAAATACATTCTTCGGGCTGATAAAAAAGGAAACAAGAAGCAAGATTTAGAAAAGGCTCAATGGTATTTGAATAGAGAACTCGAAAAGTGGAAAGGTTAATCTATGAAGCCATTGCGGTAGGAATTATCGAGGTGGCTTTTATCGTTTATTTTGTTTTTGAAATAATCAGAAAATCAAAAGAATGACCAGGTCGCAAATCATTGAGGAACTTTACAATTCAAAGGAGATTAAACAAGCCTTGATGAAAATGCACCC